AGAAACCCCTGTACTGTCGTGCACCTACAGGGATCACCTGCGGAGAAGAAGGTATACAAGATGTTAAGGGAAGGAATTGACGTTCACTCGAAGATGATAGATTTATATAAAAATATTCTTGAAGAGCCTTGACAGTGTAAAAGGATGGGTTTATATTGAATTATCTTACACACCTTGGGAGATAAACATGCAACAAATATGTTCTTGCTGTAATCAAGTTATTAGGAAGTTAAACCCCCATAGAATGGGGAAGCACACAGTAACAACGCTGGAGATGATGGCAAAGGCAGCAATGCAAGGTGACCCGTGGGTACGGGCTCAGGCAGGTAGTGGCATGTTGGTAGGGGGAGTTATGCTCCGTGCCCCGTATAGGGTTCAAGCCCACACTTTAGTACTTACATGGTTTGGATTAGCAGATCATGGGGCGCATAGATCGGGGGAGTACATGATAACCCCAGAAGGGCTTGGATTCTTGCGGGGAACACATAGCGTTCCAAGCATCATTTACTGTAGGGGCGGCAGAGTACTAGATGAGTCAGCTACAAGAGTGTGGGTATCCCAAGTTAAAGATGTCGTTCTAGATAAAAAATATTGGGATAATTATTGGAGGGAGCAGGTTTAATAGGAGAGTGATGATGGAAATCAAAGTAGATAAACTTGTGCAAACGTACATAAAGATACGCGACAAGAGAGCAGAGTTAGCCAAGGAAGACTCAGCATTAGAAGAACAGTTAGACATAATCGAGGCTGGTTTGCTCGAGACGTTCAAAGAGCTAGGTGCAGATAGTTTATCCACGCCATACGGTACGGTATCAAGACGCATATCCCGTAGGTACTGGACAACTGACTGGGCTTCGTTCTATCAGTTTCTTAAGGAGCATGATGCTGTGGAGTTATTGGAGAAGCGCATAGCGCAATCTAATATTCGGCAGTTCCTTGAGGAAAACCCTGACCTGCTTCCACCGGGTCTTAATGTAGATAGCCGATACACGGCTAGTGTTCGACGTAAATAAGGAGAATAGAAATGGATGACCTAGCGATATTTAACCAACCACTACCAGACTACCTGCAAGGAACTGAACTAGATGCAGCAACTAAGATTCTTATGGGTGGAAGTGGTACAAGCCTTAGAAAAATATCTATACGAGGCGGAGTTTGGCGTATGATGGTCGGCGGTAAAGAAGTTGCTATAAACGAAGACAGAGCTATGAACGTAGTTATTATAGCTGCTGCCCCTAAGGTATCCCGTACTTTCTACCCACCCTATGTTGAAGGCGAAAAGCAAGCGCCGCTATGCTGGTCTGCCGACGGTGATTATCCTGATACCACAGCCAAGTTGCCTCAAGCTAAGAGCTGTGCCACATGCCCACAAAACATCGCGGGTTCTGGTAAGGACAATGCCCGTGCTTGCCGCTACTCACAGCGTATTGCAGTAGTCTTAGAGAACGATGTTGGTGGCGACATATACCAATTAACTCTCCCAGCTACCTCTATATTCGGGGAAGGGGAAGTTGGCAAGTGGCCTTTGAAGACATACGCAAAGATGATCGGCGGTACTGGGACTCCAATCTCGTCAGTTGTAACTGAGATGCGCTTTGATACAAGCAGTGCAGTACCTAAGCTATTCTTCCGGGCCATTAAGCGTTTAACCCAGCAAGAGTATGGAACTGCAATGCTAAAGAGCCAGAGCCAAGATGCTGTTAAGGCGGTGACTATGACGGTTGCTCCAGATACCGATAAGCCTAAAGTTGAAGTTAAGCAACTAGCGGTGGTAAAAGAGCAGGTCGCTGAAGAACCAGTCAAGCGTGCAGAGAAGAAAGAGATCCCACCTCCAGCAACTAAAAAGAAGATTGAGGATGTCCTGCAAGAATGGGATGACGAGTAAGGAGGTATCATGGCTATGGGATACTCTTCCAATTTTGTACATGCGGTCAGCACTGCGGATAAGGGCAAGCTAGGAGTTAAGTTTGGCCTTATCTGTATCCAGAAAGATATACCCGTTGCCGATATTGCTGATTATTTTAAGGTATCGAGAATGACGGTATACAATTGGTTCAAAGGCATTACGGCAATGCCCGAGAAACACGAAGGTGCGGTTGCAAAGCTATCGGGTTGGATAATATAAGGTCCAATCTGTAACGGTTAGTTAGGCTAGGGAGGCCACCCGAAGAGGGTAAATGCCGTCAATTACCCCTGCCTAACTTTTTTATTGACGGCAAAGGAAGGCGGCTATGTCCAGATTGGGATTTCTATCTTCAGTTTTACCCGCAACAGGTATTTATTGCCTAACTGCCTTAAAGAAAGAAGGCAGACCAAAACAAACTTTTGTTAATTCTATTGAAGAAGTTGTTGAACAAGCAGAAGGTATTGTAACTTCTGGGTACGATGCGTATTTTGCCTTAGCTACGTTTGCTGATAGCAAGGAAGGTAGAACCATTATTAACGCTGTTGAGCTACAGTCTTTCTTTCTAGACATAGACTGCGGCGTAGGTAAACCATACCCTACCCAAGCTGACGGTATCCTTGCAGTTAAGGCATTTATAAAGGCAGTCGAACTACCTAGACCTACGTTGGTTAACTCAGGGCGCGGGGTGCACGTGTACTGGGGGCTAGATAAGCCCCTGCCTAAAGAAGAGTGGAAGCCTTTAGCTGAGGGGTTGAAGGCACTATGCGTGCAGCATGGGCTAGAAGCTGACCCCGTTGTTACTGCCGACACAGCTAGGATATTGCGTATACCAGACACCCTAAATTTTAAGGGCGAAGAGTCTCTACCAGTAACAGTTATATACACAGGTGCTCCCAATAGCGTTGAAGTATTCAGGCCGATATTTGAATCCGCTAATTTACTAGCACCTACAAAGAACTTCACACGACAATTAGATCCTACTACCCTAGCGTTGATGGGTAATTACCAGTCCCGCTTTAAGACCATAATGGCTAAGAGTGCGGCGGGTACAGGATGCAACCAGCTATTGCAGGTGTTTAAGGAACAGGAGACTGTATCTGAACCGTTGTGGCGTGGGGCGTTATCCATAGCCTTTCGCTGTATAGATGGTGAAACAGCTATCCACAAGATCTCAAAGAAGCACCCTGAGTACAACCCTGCGGTGACCATTGAGAAGGCACAAAAGACCCTAGGTCCATACACCTGCGAGTCATTCAGAAAGACGAACCCTAGTGGGTGCGAGGGATGCACACAAAAGATAACCTCCCCGATACAAATAGGCAGGGAAGTAATTGAGCCCCCAGCAGGGGAGGAGGTTGTAGTTGAGCATATAGAACCTATAACTGAGCAGCCAATATCTTATGTAATACCTAAGTACCCGTTCCCGTTCTTCCGAGGCAAGGTAGGTGGGGTGTTTCGGAAGGGTGATGCTAACAAGGAAGGTGACCAAGATGAGCTAGTCTCCCTCTACGATTTCTATGTGGTGCGTAGGATAAGTGATGTTGAGGATGGGGATTCTGTATGGCTACGTTTGCACCTGCCTAAAGACGGGGTAAGGGAGTTCACAGTTCTGAACAGAGACATAATAGCAAAGGACAAGTTTGCCTCTAAGTTAGCAGAGAAGGGCATTTTGGTAGAAGGTAGAAGACTAGCAAACTACATGGGTTATATTATGAGATGGATAGAGGAACTACAAGCAACAACCAAGGCAGACATATCCCGTAAACAGTTTGGGTGGCTTGCCGATAACAGCGCGTTCGTAATTGGGGATAGGGAGATTCAAGCGGATAAAGTAGTTTATAGCCCCCCTACCGATGCAACCCTACCGATTATCCCTCTGTTTACTGCAAAGGGGGACTTCCATATATGGAAGGATGTAATCAATACTTATGGTAGGCCGGGGATGGAAGGGAGAGCGTTTGCTTTCTTTATGGGGTTTGGTGGGCCGCTAATGAAGTTCGTCGCAGATGGGGCGCTAAGTGGGTTCCTATTAAACCTTATCAGTAAGTGGGGTGGTACGGGTAAGAGTACTATGTTGGAAGCGATTAATAGTATCTATGGGATACCCAAGCCCTTACTGCTAAGCAGTAAAGATACCCACAACCATAGGCTGCAACGTATGGGGGCTATGCAAAGCATGACCGTAGTCATAGACGAGATTACCACTTTAGCCCCGGAGCAAATGTCTAATCTTGTTTACGATATAACATCAGGTCAGGGCAAGAACCGTATGAGTGGAAAGGCAAATGTGGAAAGGGTCAATAAGACTGTGTGGCAGATACCAGTTGTCTCTACTTCCAACCGAGCCATTATAGATGCACTGCTTTCAATTAAGGCTTTCCCTGAGCCAGAACTATTGCGGCTCCTAGAGATCGAGATGCCAGCAGAT